CAAGCATCAAAATGCTGGACTATATAATGAGGACGGGAACATATGTTGCCACAATCGACACATCTTCGAGGAACAGGGATGTGTGTATGCTCCCGTCGAGGTGGCGGCTCGCTTCAGTAAAGAAGTCGAGTGTCCAGAACACAAAGGTATTGAAACCTTTGGTTTTCATTATCACTTCCAAGATATACGATGAAACCTGCGAGCATTTACCCACTATGGTGGAACCCATGGGGTGACAGAGGATTAGACTTTGATAAGAAAGTTAGTATCTCTATTGATAATCTAGATCATGACAAGTCAGCAGACTATAAGATTTTATTTCTAGCAGAACCACTTGCTATTCTACCGACAGTAAGTGAGGGAGCATTACGATGTGCATATAAATTTGATAAGATATACACATTTTGTCAGAGTTTTATTGAGAGATATCCACAGGCAGAATTGTTTGAGTGGGGTAGTAGTTGGTTAGACTTCAAAGATTTGAAGATAAACAAAACAAATAATGTGTCCTTTGTCACAAGTAGTAAAAGTCAAAGCAAGGGTCACCAATTACGAATAGACATATATGAATACTTGAAAGAGGTTGATGTATCAAATGGCATGCAATACTATTCACACATGTCACCACCATTTCATGAGAGAAGAAATGATTTTTTTGAAAGTTCTAAGTTTCATATTGCTGTAGAGAACTCTCAACAAAAGAATTACTTTACTGAGAAGATAATAGATTGCTTTGCATCTAAAACTGTACCCATATATTTTGGTTGTCCTAACATAGGTGATTGGTTTCACATGGATGGCATCATCACCTTCAATGATCTTGATGAATTGAAGAAAATTGTTAGCAAACTTGACTCGGACTGCTATGATAAGAGAAGGAAAGCGATAGAACATAACTATGAGGTTGCTAAGAAATTTCATAGTGATAATGATGTCGTGCCAAGACTCACTCGTAAAATTATTGAGGACGTAAACAATGCCGATTAGTGGTGAAGGTCAAACTAATTGGTTCCATAAAGATTGGAACTATTTGAAGGTACAACCTGATGGTATGAAAAATTTGAAAAAGAATTACTCTCAGGTATGGCAAGATATATTTGCATTGGTTGTCACGGATGCAAAAGTTGATGGCACATTCATAGAGGTAGGTGGTGCTGTACCATACTTAGGAAATAATACATGGTTACTTGAGGAGGGATATAATTGGAGAGGATTCTCAATAGAATTAGAACATGACCTATGTGCAGAGTGGGAAGGTCTACGTCCTAACACTAAACTCTATGAAGCAGATGCAATGAAATTTGACTATGTAAAAGCAGTCGATGACCTTGGTCTACCAAGAGAGTTAGACTACTTATCATTTGATTTGGAACCACCACATAATACACTGGAAGCATTGAGAAATTTTCCTCTTGACAAATTACAATTCAAGTGTGTCACATATGAGCATGATCTATACAGGCAGTGGGGTGATGTGTATGGACACAGAGAGATATTTGAAAAGCATGGATACGATTTAGTGGGTGAAGATGTAACGAACGGAGTTTGTACAATGGAAGAGTGGTACATTCATGAATCAGTTGATCAAAGTATCAGAGATAAACTAAGAAGTAGAAGATGTCAACCATATGAGGTGGTGCTCGATCTATGAGGGTAAGTTATTGCGTACCCACTCATGATCATCCAAGATGTGAGCAGTATATGTTTGACATACTATATCCACTTGCTCATCAAACATGCAAAGATTTTGAGTTATGTGTATCACATCAGGGTGATCAGACAAGAATACTGAGGGCACTCAATGATTATTGGGATGTGATAAACATCACATTCAAGAAAGCAGAAGAGGGTAACATCTCTGTCAATACAAATAATGCTATGAAGATGGGAGAGGGAGATATAATCAAAGTATTATACTCAGATGATTTCATATTGACATCAAATCTTACTGAAGAACTTGACAAAGCATTCACTCCAGAAGTATCATGGGCAGTGACAGGTTTTGCTCACACTCTTGATAATGGTCACACACATTACAACCCAAAGTTACCAGTTTACAACGACAGATTATTGGAGGGTGTCAACACTCTTAGTTCTCCTTCAATACTTGCTGTTAGGAATGGTATTGGAGAATATTTTGATGAACACTTGGTCATGTTGATGGATTGTGATATGTACTATAGACTGTATAAAAATCATGGAGATCCAGTTGTCCTAAAGGATATACATATATCAAATAGAGAACATAGGAACCAAACACAAAGATCAAACGAACACCTCATTCCTGAGGAAATTGATTACTTGAAAAACAAACACTTAGCATGACTATAGGATTCAACCATCTAGGAAGACACGGAAGGTTAGGCAATCAGATGTTCCAGTATGCTGGACTTAGAGGTATCGCTGCTCACCGTGGATTCGATTTCATGATACCAGAGAGTGACTTCAAAGATGAATGGAATGACCATCAATTATTTGAGGCATTCAAACTCAAAGGTCTTACAACTATAGGTGTATGTCCTGGTCCTTATGTACAGGAAGCACACTTTCATTTCGATAAGAATTTATACGATAATATGCCAGACGGACACAATGTCTATGCATATTTGCAGAGCACAAAATATTTTGATATTATAGAGGAAGAAATACGACAGGACTTTGAGTTCAAGAATGAAATCAAAGCACCATGTGAAGATATGATCTCAACTGTGCAAGATCCAATCGCATTGCATGTACGTCGTGGTGATTACATACAAAATTGTGACAACCATCCACCTTGCCCAAAAGAATATTATGATACTGCATTGTCAAAGTTTGATAACCGTCGTACAGTGGTTGTTTTTTCTGATGATCCTCAATGGTGTAGCACTGAGTTCCCTGATGACAGGTTCCTTATCTCAGAAGGTGGTGACAATCTTGCGGACTTGTGCATGATGTCTTTGTGTTCTGATTTTATTATTGCCAACTCATCATTTTCATGGTGGGGTTCATGGTTGAGTAGTAATCCTGATAAAAGAATCATCGCTCCTAAGAAATGGTTTGGTACAGGATACACTAAGAATCATGATACATCTGATCTATATTGTGATAACTGGGAGGTATTATGATTACACCTAGAGTTGTAAAGAGATTTGATCTCACTAAAACTACATTCATCATTCCACTTAGGATTGAAACTGCTGATCGTATGAGAAATATCATCACGATATTGATATACCTCACTCGTAATTTTGATACTAAAATAATTGTCAAAGAGGTAGATGAATCATCAGTATACGAGAGAGAAGTTTTACCTTTATTAGAACAGGCATTAGAACCTCAAATGCTTGAATGTATCACACATATATTTGAAAAGAGTGATGAATTTACATTTCATAGAACAAAGATTCTCAATGACATGTTGTGGATGGTGGACACACCTGTTGTAGTAAATTACGATAGTGATATTTTATTACCATTAGAATCATACATCAATGCAACAAACATGATAGCAAAGGGGTGGGTACATCCTGATGCAGAGGGTGGACAACCTGTCAAAGTAGTATACCCATATGGAATGGGTAATTATCAATTCCAATGTCACGTAGGGGATAATGAAGTAACAAATTTTATAAACTCTGGATTCAACTTTGAATACTTCAATGGTCACATGAGACAGTGGGATGCAAAGTATGGTTTCTGTCAGTTTTTTGACACCGATGAATATAAAAAATTAGGTGGAGAGAATGAAAACTTCATAGCATATGGATATGAAGATGATGAAAGACAATTCAGATTCAATTTATTATCAAGTGTTGGTAGAATACATGAGTATGTTTATCACCTTGAACATGGTCGCACCAAGAACTCATGGTTCAATAATCCATACTGTGAGGATAATAAAAAACTATGGGAGTCATTGAAAGTCAAGGGTAAGAAATCTCTGATCAAGTATTACGAAGAGGTTGAATATATCAAGGAGAGGAATGGACAAAAATAAAGCAGTCTTCAAACTAGCAAACTTTCCTCCTGTCTTGTGGATAAACTTGGATAGATTTCCTGAGAGAAAAAAATATATGGAGGAACAATTTGATTACTGGGACATCAAAGATCACCATAGAATATCTGGTATTGATGGTGCTGAATATGAATCTTATCTCAAGGGAACCGTGCCACCAAGTATGAATGATGGTGAGTTAGCATGTGTCATGTCACACCTGTCTGCTATCAAGTATTTTGTAGAGGAGACAGATCATGATGAGATTTTCATCATGGAAGATGATGTTGATCTATCACTGGCAAAGCATTGGGATTTTACATGGAAAGATGTAAGACGTAGAGTCCCAGTAGCATTTGATTGTCTACAGTTGACTATTATAAATCCTAATGGTATAACTTTAAAACTACACCACAGATTTATCAATGACTTTTCTGCTGCTTGCTACCTTATTACTCGTCATCATGCAACTAAACTTCTCAAACTTCACAGCAGGGGATCGCAGTGGAAAATCGACCAAAACATCAGACCAAGAGCAGTCTCCGAAGACTTGATACTTGACAGTGGTAAGTCATATGCTACACCATTATTCAATTACAGATTAGATATGGGATCTGCTATACATGAGGAGCATATAGAAATCTTTCATAAGAATAGTAACCATGCTCTCACAGATTTTTGGAGGGAGCAGGGTGCTGATGTAAAAATACAAGAAGTTATGCAACTAGATGAATACTGTGGTAGAATACCACCAATGGTCTACATAAATCAAGGAAAGGAGGAAGCAAAACATGGTGCCTAAAGTTGTATTGTCAGATGAATTCAAGCAACCAGAATTCAGTGACATGGTTGACCATGGTGCAATAGGTGTGTTTGATAACTTTGTGAAGTGGGAGTTTTGTGATTCGGTTATTGATTCTTTTGAGTATTGGTATAATAAAAAACATATCAAAGAAGATACAGATGTAAAGGTCACAACCTTTGGTGATCAAGAATTATCCCTTAGTCCATATGGTGAGGGTCAAAAACAATTCAATGATAATCAATTGCAAAGAAGAGACAAACAATTGTACCTTGAGATTGCTGACCCATGTATGGCAATGGAAGTCAATAGAACAGTAGGAGCAGCGTTTGAAATTTATGCAAAGAAGTACAAGGGAATATTAGATTCATCTGATCCTGTGTCATCATGGACATGCAAAATACAAAAGACTTCATCAGGTGGTGGATACCATACGTGGCACTCAGAGAATGGTAGTTTTCTTTACAGAGATAGAGTTGTTACATGGATGATATATCTGAATGATATACCCTTGGAAAATGGTGGAGCAACAGACTTCTTTCATCAGGAGATATCATTCCAACCAAAGAAAGGCACTGTGGTATTGTGGCCTGCAGCGTACACCCATGTGCATAGAGGTTCCTTCCTCACAGGTGACACATCAAAATACATAGCTACAGGTTGGTTTTCTCGTGAACCAGGTGATGTTACTAACAGAAAATTAGGAGAGTTGACAGGTCAATTAGCACCCAAGGAAATGTTGAATGGATGATATTTTATACATCAATAACAAATGGTTATGATAAGTTAGCACCTCCACCAAAAGCAGACATAAGGTTTGTTTGTTTTTATGATGGTGATAAACCACAGACAGATGGTTGGGAGTATATCAAGTTAGAGATAGATGAACCATGTCCAGTAAGAAAATCATATCATCCTAAACACTGTCCACATTTGTATTTTGATGAGGGTTCTGTCACTGTATGGATAGATGCATGCTACCCCATATCAGATTACATTGTAGAATTATCAAGAGATCTTTTTGAAGAGCATGATTTTGTTCTCCAAAAACATCCAGAAGAGAGAACACTTTTCAAAGAATTTCAAAAATTATATGAGCATGGATTCTCTACTAAAGTTGAGATCCTTGATATGTGTAAGAAAATAAAAGAGGTAGGATATCCAATCAAATATTATAATCAAACAATCAATAGTCTTATATGGAGAAGACTAACTCCAGAGGTGAGTGATTGGTGTGATACATGGAGAGAGTGGTATGTTGATGGTGTCAACAGAGATCAAGTATCAAGTTCTATTGCTGAGTATTTGATAGGTAAAAAATTTAGATCACCTTTGGCATTCAAGATACATCGTGTGCCAATAAAATTAGAGATGAGGAATAGGCAGAATAGAATCAAAGATTATGGTGATTCATATGTACTGCAACAGAGACCAACAGCTCAAGATAGAATAAAATTCATAGACGATTTACGTGATATATTCTACGATAAGTCCGAGGTATTATTTTCAAGTAAATTATATGCAACTGTGAAGTACACACCATTTGAAATGAATGAGTACACAGAACCCAAAGACATGATTGTCTACACTTGTATCACT